GAAATATTTGGTTAGCAGGATTTTCCACAAACTATTCAGGTTCATCTACAACTAGTAGTGCTGTTATAAAAATAAACCCACAAGGAAATTTATTAGCAAGTGCCAGTAGTACTTATCTTCCGAGTGTTACATCACTAACAACACAATCAGATCAAAAAATACTTGTAGGTACTACAACACTAGGTCCAGGTATTAATAACCCATTAAGATATAATTCAAACGGAACTCAAGATACTACATTTGCAACCAGTTTAACATACCAAAATAGCATATTATCAATTAAACAACAATCTACAGGAGATATATTAATGGGAGGAAATTTTTACAGCTATTACTATAGTGATCCAGATTGGATATTTACAACCCCTTACTACTTAACCAGATTAAATAGTATAGGTATTGACATAGGTTTAAATGTTCAAACAAACGGTACAGTTTATAACATAAACGTACTCCCAGATGATTCTTTTATAGTAACAGGAGATTTTCCATCTTTTTTTAAATTTGCAGATAACAGTACTACTTCATCTGCATATATAGGAAAATTAGATAGTACAGGAAGTATAGATACTTCTTACAATGTAGGGACAGGATTTAATAATATAGTTTACACATCAACCCTACAGTCAAATCAAAAAATAATTGCAGCAGGCACATTTACATCATACTCAGGTTCTACAATAAATTCAATAGCAAGAATAAATTCAAATGGTACTTTAGATACTACCTTCAACCCAGGAGTAGGGTTTAATGTATTTAATTCCTACAACAGTAAAATACTTGTAGACCAAGATAGTAATATCCACGTAGTAGGACCCTTTACAACTTATTCAGGTTCTACAGTAAATGGTTATGTAAAATTACTACCAAACGGAAATATACACCCTAGCTATACTGGATCATTTAATAGTCCAATAGGGGTAAATTCAATAAACTTTTCACCAGTAAGTGCAAGCACAATGGAACTAATAAACGTATAAAAAATATGACACTAAAAGAATTCTTAACAGACAAAACACTTACTTCAGTAGAAATTACTGAACAGTACAATTTAATTTACAACGTATATGTAGATCAAACCGGATACGGTTTAGATATTGATACATCAAATGTAGAGGCAGGAACTCAATTAACCATGAGGCAAGACTTTACTTTAGAGAATGATATCTTATCTGTAGCAGGTATTTCTATAGATACAGCAGCAATTAATATGTTATAAAAAAGGTTTTGATTCCTTTTCCCTATTTATTAGAGAACAGAAACCCTCTGTATATTAAAATGGGTTATCAAAATTCCAAGATATTTATAATAAATTAAAATTAATTAAATAAGACATGGCAGAAGCAATTATCTCTCCAGGAGTATATGCAAGAGAAAACGATATCTCTTTTATCAATCCAGCTCCAGTAGCAGCAGGGGCAGCGTTTATCGGACCAACAGTAAAAGGACCTGTAGAAGAGCCAACTATTGTTACTTCATATAGCGATTATTTAAGAACGTTCGGTGAAACTATAACTTCAGGTTCAAAACAATACGAATACTTAACATCAGTAGCAGTAAAAGGATACTTCCAACAAGGAGGTAATACGGCTTTGGTAACAAGAATTGTATCTAGATCTGCAGACTATACAAGAGCAACCAGTACATTTGTATCAGCATCAGCAAAAGGTAGTAATCAACCATTTACTTTAGAGACTATAGGTAAAGGTGTTAACTTCAATAATGCAACAGGATTAAACACAGCATTATCTCCAGCAGGACAAGCATACCTTAATACAGATGGATCTTTAGTATCTGGATCTTCAGACAATATAAGATGGGAAATCAGTAATATTAACAATGCAGTAGGTACATTCTCTTTAGCAGTAAGAAGAGGTGATGATAATACAAACAATAAAACAATACTAGAGACATTTAATAACTTGTCTTTAGATCCAAATTCACCAAATTATATTGAAAGTGTAATTGGTAACCAAGTTACAGTAGTAGCAACAGATACAACATCAGGAGTATCGTATAATTACAAACAAGGAAATTTCCCTAATAAATCTGATTATATTAGAGTATCAGGAGTTAACTTACCTACAAACTACTATTTAGCAGCAGATGGAATTTCTGTAAATACTGACTCAGCAGGGGTATCTTACTCAGGATCTCTTCCAGTAGCAGCTTCAGGTTCTTTCTACAATGCAACAGGAAATAACGTTGTAACAACAGCAGCAATGGGGGCAGTTACATGGTTTGATGCTATAACAACAGCAGGTACTAACGCACAAGGAGTAGTAGGGGCAAGCTACAATACAGCAATCTCTTTACTATCAAATAAAGATGATTACCAATTCAACATTATATCAACTCCAGGTTTGATTGCTACAAATACAACAGCAGGAGCAAATTCAGCAATTAACTCAGTTATTGCATTAGCAGAAAATAGAGGAGATTGTATCGCAGTAGTAGATTTAGTACCAACTGGATCAATGATAGGAGCAGTAACAGGACAAGCAGCAGGATTCAATAGTTCATATGCAGCAACTTACTGGCCATGGGTACAAGTAAGATCAGCTACAGGAAGAAACGAATGGGCACCAGCAGGAACATTAGTACCAGGTATCTATGCATTCACAGATGCAATTGCAGCACCATGGTTTGCACCAGCAGGACTTGTAAGAGGAGGTATTCCAGGAGTAATTCAAGCAGAAAGAAAAATTACTAAAGGAGAAAGAGATACTCTTTACGCAGGAAAAATTAACCCAATCGCTACATTCCCTGGATCAGGTATTGCAGTATTCGGACAAAAAACATTACAAACAAAAGCATCAGCTTTAGATAGAGTAAATGTTAGAAGATTGTTAATCGCTCTTAAGAAATTTATTGGTGATCAAGCTAGAACTTTAGTATTCGAACAAAATACTTTAACTACAAGAAATAAATTCTTATCAGCAGTAAATCCATATTTACAATCAGTAGTACAGAGACAAGGTCTTTACGCTTTCAGAGTAATAATGGACGATACTAACAACACAGCAGATTCAATTGATAGAAATCAATTAAACGGACAGATTTTAATTCAACCAACTAAAACAGTTGAGTTCGTAGTACTTGATTTCACAATCGCACCAACAGGAGCAACGTTTGCATAATAAATTAAAAAACAGATATTTATAATAAAATAAATAATATAAAATGGCAGTATTAGATCCAAACGAAATAATGTTCAGAGCCTTTGAACCAATGGTTCAGCACAGGTTTGTAATGTACATAGACAATATCCCATCGTTCATGGTTAAGAACGTCAAAGCACCTGGTTTTACCGATCAGATGATTAAACTTGATCATATTAACTCTTACAGAAAAATTAGAGGTAAAAGAGAGTGGCAAGATATGGATATGACTTTATACTCTCCAATCACACCTTCTGGAGCTCAAGCAGTAATGGAGTGGGCACGTCTAGGACATGAATCAGTAACAGGTAGATCAGGTTATTCAGATTTCTACAAAAAAGACTTAACTTTAAACATTTTAGGACCAGTTGGGGATGTAGTAGGAGAATGGATCATCAAAGGAGCATTCTTAACAAAAGGAGATTTCGGACAATTTGACTGGACTTCTGCTGAAGGAATCGTAGAGATTGGAATCACAGTAGCAATGGATTACTGTATCTTAAACTACTAATAGAATACAAAATAAATTTAACAAGCCTGGCAATCGTCAGGCTTTGTTGTTTTAAAAAAGTTTTATTCGTATATTTATATATAGAACTAGTTACTAACAAATAAAATTTATGGAACAAAAATTTAAACTGCCAACCGAGGTAGTAGAATTACCTTCAAAAGGAAAACTATATCCAGCAGATTCTCCTTTAGCTTCAGGAAAAGTAGAAATAAAATACATGACTGCTAAAGAAGAGGATATCTTAACAAATGCAAATTATATCAGACAAGGAATTGTTATTGATAAACTATTAAAATCTCTATTAGTTACAGATGTTAATTACGATGATATCTTAGAAGGAGATAAAAATGCTATGATGGTTGCAGCACGTATTTTAGCTTATGGAAAAGACTATGAGTTTGAATACGATGGAGTTAAACAAACTGCTGACCTTAGTAAGATAGAACCAAAACCATTATCTCCAGAATTAGAAAAAGCAACAGAGAATGAATTTTCATTTACCCTTCCAAGTACAGGAAATGTAATTACTTTTAAATTACTAACTCATGGAGAAGGTGTAAAAATTGACCAAGAGGTAAAAGGGTTGCAAAAAATTAATAAAGATAGCGTAAGTGAGATAACAGTAAGACTTGCACATTTAGTTACTTCTATTAACGGAGTAAGAGATCAGAAAGATATTAGAGATTTTGTAAATAATTACTTCCTTGCAAGAGATGCTAGAGAATTTAGAAAATACTATAACACACTAAACCCAGATTTAGATTTAAGTATTACATTAATAAATTCAAACGGTGAAGAGGAGGACACCGACTTGCCGATAGGTCTTACCTTTTTTTGGCCTGACGCCCGAATATAGGCTTGCAGTATTTACACAGATACATGATATAGTCTTTTTTGGAAAAGGAGGATATGATTGGGAGACAGTATATAATATGCCTCTATGGTTAAGAAAATTTACATACAGTAAACTAGTCGAACACTATCAAGAAAAAGAAAATAACAGTACTGATAAAACAATACAAGACGGAATAAAAAAAGCTCTTATAGAGAGACAGGCAAAAGAAGCCACATATACAACAAAGGCATCAAAAAACTGATGCCTTTACCTATTTATAAGAAAACCACAAAATAAATGGCAGCTAATAAAAGCACAGTTTCAGCAGCAGATTTAAAAAACCTAAAAGACTTCAATAAAGAAGCCTCAAGCCTAACTACTGTTCTTAGAGAATTAGCAGATGCATTAGGTAAGAATGCAAAAGAAGCTGCTAAGTTTACAGGAGAGTCTGCAGCAGCATACGAAACTTCTTTTTCAAACGCTGTTAGTTCAGCAAAAGAGTTAGCTGGATATACTTCAAAACAATTAGCAGATACTAAAAAAGAAGCAGAGTTTAATAAAGCAGTACTAAAAGTACAGCAAGATCAAGCTAGAGTTCAAGCTAAAATTGCAGAACTGAAAGATAGGCAGATTAGTGCAAGTAAATCAGAACAGCCTTATCTTCAAAAAGCTTTAGAAACTCTTGAACATGTAGATGATGCATTAGACTCGCAATTAAAGCATGCAGATAAGCTAAAAGCTAAGTACAAAGAAATTTCTGAAATAGATATTTTCGGTCCATTTAAAGAAATGATCGGAAAAATCCCGGTACTTAATAAAGCACTTCCTGCAATGGGAGATGCTTCCAAAGCTTTAAGAGATACCTGGACTTCAGGAGATAGAAGTATAGTAGGAGGTATTAAAGCAGCTGGAGCTGGAGCGAGTAAACTTGTAGCTGGATTAGGAAAAGCAGCATTAGGAGCAGTTTTAACTTCTTCTGTAGATTTCTTTGTTCAACTTAATGAAAGATCAGTAGATCTACAGCATAATTTAGGGGTATCTTCAATAGAAGCTGCTAAGATGCAAGATCACATGATGAGAGCTTCTTTAGACTCAAAAAAACTTTGGTTTAACTCAGAACGATTCCAAGAAGCACAATCAGAAGTAAATAAAGCATTAGGAAGTAATGGAGCTATTTCTGCAGATATGGCAGAGAATTTTGCAGCTTTACATCATCAATTAGGGCTTAGTACAGAAGAAGCTACACAATTTAGCTTAGCTTCTATGAATATGGGTAAAAATGCTAAAGATTATACAGCAAATATCTCTATTCAAACAAAGTTGCTAAACGGTCAGAAAAAACTTCAAATAGATAATAGAGAGATCATAAAAGGAGTAGCAAATACTTCTGCACGTGTTCAACTAAGCTTTAAAGCCTCAGGACAAAATTTAGCACAAGCAGTATACCAGGCAAAGAGCTTAGGTATGAACATGCAACAGGTTGAAAAAACAGCAGATAGCCTATTAGATTTTGAATCATCTATTGGAAATGAATTAGAAGCAGAATTATTATCAGGAAAAGAATATAACTTAGAGAAAGCAAGATCGTATGCATTAACCAATAATATGGTCGGGCTTACCACAGAGCTTAAAAATCAAGGAATTACTGTAGCATCTTTCGGTAAGATGAATAGAATT